CGCAATCTATCTATACTGCTACAGCAATTGCTTCTGTAACAGGAGTTGTAGCTTTAACTGCTAACACTACACCAGTTAAATTAGCTGGCGGTACTAAATCTGCGCTTAATTTAGTAGTAGCTACTGCTGATTTAACCGCTGGCAAAGCTAACATTTATTTGCAATACTTCGGGGTTGCTTAATATGCCGTGGCTCTCTAATCAAGACTGTATTAGTTATGCTCCCAGCATTACTTTGACTGGAGAGCCATTGACTACTGCAATAACTTTAGCTCAAAGTTTAGTGGAAGGAGTTAATGGCTCTAACCGTCCATTAGCTCTAACAGAATTTACTAAAATTTTGTCTATACCAAATACTGGAAGAGTGATTGTGCCAATACGTCCACTACTTCCTTCTCCTGCTCCTGTAATAGAATTAAGAGGGAGTGATACTCCGCCTCGCTTTGGTGTTTATTCTTTACAAGAATGGGAATTACTTACTTTAGATAAAGATTATATTATTGATTACGATAACAATGAAGTTGGCTTATTGTCTCTTAGTCGAGTGTTAAGACATGAATATTTTTATCACACTGGATTTAGGAGATATAGTCGCAGTCCAACAGTTCCTAGACTAAAAAAACAACTTAAAATTACTTATTATTCTGGTTTTAATTTTACAACTAACACAGAGGAAGTTGTAATACTAAAACGTGCTTTAGCTAGTATTGTGGCTATGAGAATTTCTCCTCAATCACAGGGAGTAAAATCTGTAGATGTTTCTGACGAGAAGTACAAAGTAGAGTATGCATCACAGTCAGATTATCTTGGAATAAGTGGCAACAAAACTAGTGGTAGCCCAATAAATGAGTTATTATCAATATTTAGAAAATATCGCCCAAGTGAGTACACGTCATGAATATTGAGCAACTTGTCAGTGGCGCGTTAGAACATTTGCCCGATAATTATTTTAGTACAGTTAATTTAGAGTTAAAATTCAACGTTGGCAGTGGTAGTTTTACAGTAGATCCAGAGACTGGGAATTATGTTCAATCATCTACTCCCACCACACTATTAGTTTCTGCAACTGAATACAAAGATCCAAAAGTGCTGCAAATGCCTGGCAGCTACAGTACTAGCTTAATCCAAGTCGAAGGACGGCTGAGTAATCCAAAATTGATGCCAACTACAATCACTGTTCAATCTGTTGGTACAGCTAAACTAACTAATAACGATGGTTCTATATTTCAAGGAACTTGGAAGTTCATAGCTATTACACAGAATAGAATAAATGCTTACACAACTAAAAGAGGTACGTTAATACGAGGTACTATAACGCTGCCAACAGCAGTCTAAATAATTTTTCAGAAAACTATTGACAGCAATAAAATAGGATGCTATATTAATTTTATTCGATAAGCAATAGGCAAATTCTATGGTTGATTATGATTATCCTGAACGGGATAAAAAAGACAAACAGTAAGCTCTAACTTACTAACTTGCAATAGCTACACCACACACAACACAAATGGGGCCTCCGCAAGGAGGTTTTTTTATTATGTCAAACGTAGATCACCCACAGCATTACACAACAAGTTCAGTTGAATGCATTGATGCAATTGCAGCAGCTTTATCTCCGGAAGAGCTAAGAGGATTCATCAAAGGCAATGTCATTAAATACTTATGGAGAAGCGAACACAAGAATGGTAGTGAAGATTTACAGAAAGCTTTATGGTACTTAAATTGGTATGTCAATAAAATCAAAAATCCATCATAGAGTTTTTGTGTAATTTTCCATTTACCACCTTATATTGCTTTAGCCAGTTATAGGCAGTAGATTGGCAAACACCTAAATAGAGTTTGCACCATGCGAATGATTTGCCATTAGAAAGTGCGTTTAAGACTGTTATCTTGACATTCTCATCGTAAGAAGGCCTGCCAATTTGTAATGGATTTTCAACAAACTGACTTTGGCAACTTTTGCATAAATATTGCTGCCTATTTCCTCTTTTCCCGTTCTTGACAACATTTTTGCTTAAACAGCTAGGACAAACAACAATATCGTTGACTACATTTTTAAGTAGTTCTATACCTTCAGATTCTAGTTGTTTAATTTGGTATACTGACAAATTTAATAATGACTTAATATCTTGTATTTTATAATCTTCAATATAAATTAATCTAAGTATTTGTGCGTGCTTGCTTGGAATTTTAGCTAGTATTATCTCTAATTCATCGATAGTAGAGTTATCAAAGTAACTGATTTCAGGAAGTTCTATGTGAATTTTATCATGAGCTATCGCAGCTTCTTTGGCGGTTAATTCTGAAATAGTCAAGTCCCTAGCTGATTGTTCATAAGTAATACCTTTCTTTTTAGCATTACGCATTATTTTCTGATAAATGTCTTGGATGTTCCTAGGGATTTTAACTAATCTGTCTTTGTCCCGCAGGAACATTAACATATATCCATTTATGAAAGGAACAGCAAAGCTGGACAGCTTTTTAGATTTCTCAGGATTATATCTTTCAATAGCTTGGATTAATCCTAGACACCCAATTTGTACTAAATCCTCTAATGGAACAGAGCAAGACTTCTGGACTTTTTGAGCAACAGAGTAGACAAGTCCTAAATTTTTTTCTACAATCTTATTTCTTATTTTTATGTCTTTACTCTCGTAGTATTTGATTAGCAGCTGTTGGTTAACATCAAAATTCATCACATTAACACAAATGTTACATATTTATGTTACTTTAAAAATGGCAACTTTATAGGTAAACTATTCAGGAAACTATGAAAGCTATTTGGAATAAAAATATTAATATTTCCCCTAAAACTGCTACTTATACTTGGAGTGCAAATTACGCTCCTATTGTTCATGAAGGCGGTACAAGAAAGGATGGGAGTGATTTTCCTGCTCGTCCCTGGGTTTGGAGAACCGTAGGATTAAATGGACAGGAAAGACGTTATGATATTGTACAAGATTTCAATGATAAAATACGTACAGCGAATAGTTTCGATCAATTGTTTGAGGACATTGCAAATAAACTTGATAGTGAATTTAGGAAGACTATAGAAGCTGAAATATTTACATGGGATGCAGCGACAAAAAGGAAAAATAAATTTACAGTTACGACTCCAAGAGATATTGTTGATTTAGGATTTTTAAGAAACTCTCAATCTAAGTCTATACAGCCATGAATGTAGCTGAATTAAACACACAACTAAGAACGCTATTAAGCACAGAGTTAGGAGTATACAGCAATGGTACTCCTAGTATTTGGGTGTATGGTTCAGCAAGCAGTCCACCATCTGTAAGTAATGGATTGGAGTGCTTAATACGTCAGAATCCGATTGGATATGCCGGCGGATCTAGTGCTGGGCAAAGATATAAACCGCAGCAGTGGGAGATAATTCTTAAGAACTGGAAGCGAGATTCTAATTTAATAAAAGCAATATCTAAAATAGAGCAACGTTATTGTGTTATGTCTTTGACACACATACCATTTAGCAATGAATTTATAGAACAGGCAACTATTTTTATTAAAGATCCAATTTTCATTAACACTTAGTCTTGGCAACTATTAAGAAAGAAATATAGGGGATTTATATGCCTTTAGCAACTAGTTCTTTAATATTACAGAATACAAGCTTAGATTTGATTTTATTACCACTTGATGCAAATTATGGTGTACCTAGTCGTACAGTTTCTTTTGCTACTTTAGCGTTGGAGCAAGCACAAATTATTGGAGATACCTCTATTAGTGTTTTATCAAGCACTGCAAACACTCCTGTTTTTTTGCGCCAAGGAACTTCTTTATCATTTAGTGGTAATACTGCTGCTCCATTTAGGAGGCAAGTAATTGTCAATGAAGACAAAGTTGTTGGGACATCAGCTACTACTTTAAGTGTGACTCCTTTGTTGCGTCCTCTCGTTTTTGGAAGCAATCCAATAGGAAGAGCAATTGTTCCTTTTGTGTCTAATCACGCTAATTTAGAAATTGCGGCATGTAGCACGACTAATAATTCACCAACTATTACTACTACTAACTCTTTTGTCGACGTTGAAGTTGGTGATTTTGTTACTGGTGGTGCTGGCACTGGAATACCAACTAATGCGTATGTTGTGTCAAAAGCAAGTAATACGTCTTTAACTATTAGTGCAAATGCAAGTGCCACTGGCAGCGAAGTTGCTTTAACTTTTATTTCTCGTGTTACTCCAACACCATTAACTGGTATTCAAACACTTGATTTAAATAATCAAGAAACTCAAGTTGATACTACTCATTTTGGCTCTGGCGCTGGCACTGAAGCTGCAATTGTTAGATTTAATAGAAGCTACTCAGCATCTGGCATTGCGTTAATTGGTGATGAAGCGCTAGAAAGAATTGTAAAAAGAGTAGCTGGTTTTGACAATGCTTTCTTAGGCAGAGAAGTATATGCTGTTTCAACCACCTCAGATGGTGAATCTATTCATGGTGTTGCAAAAATTATGGCATTAAACTTGCCTGCTAACCAAAACGAAGTTAAGAAATACTCTTTTACATTAATGTATCAAGGCAATGCTGCTTGGGTACAACCTTACTCTTATTAGGAGAATAAATCATGCCTTTAGCTACCGCGTCTCAAATTTTACAGTCTTTTTCTCTCGAGATGATGCTTTTGCCGTTAGATAATTTCGGTGCTGCCAGTAGATCTTCTACTGGGTATCCTTCTGCAATTATTAACACAACTGGTGCTGCTGTAGGTGCTACTTCTTTAAGCATAGGTACTACTTCTGCTA